CATGTTTGGAAACCCAGAAGCGTTTCTGGATCGTCTTGCGGAGCTTAAGCAACTAGGCGGGGAATACGCAGAAGGCGCAGAACAAGCTGAAAACGTGTTTGGCGGCAACCAATACTACTACGACAAGCTCATCCCCAGCATTGCCAAGAGAGAGACGAAGGCGAAGCAAGGGACGACACTCATTGATGTGGGCGATAAATCCCTCGAAGTCCCCTTCTTCGAACTCACCGACAAAGTCAAAGACCGGGTCATCAAGCCCCAGAAGCTGTACAGCGTTGCATTGCCTGGAATCGCCATAGGAGCCGCCGCAGCGGAGGAAGAGGAGCTTTCAGCGGCTGCCGCTCTGGGAGCGATTGGGCTGGGTGGCATGGCCCTGTATAAGGGTATGAAGGGTGCTCGTGCTGCGAAGCTTTCAACTGCTGGATCCACTGATCCTCATTTGGTTCCAAAGTCGGAATGGAAAAAATCAATCGACCGAGAGGAGCTTGGCCCGAAAGTCGATAATTCTCGACGGTATGTGGCCGCGATTGCGGACGAGCTTGATGATTTGCCATCTGCAATGGAGAAGTATGGCCGCGACTTCGCGTATGAGGTGCCTGAGCTTGTTCGCAAGATGACTGGAATTAAGCCAGATGACAAGGTGAAGATCTACAGGGCTATCTCTGCTGATGATCCAGCCGATGGTATTTTGCCGGGTGATTGGGTGGCGCTGGACAGATCTTATGCTGAAATGCATGGATCTTCAGGGTACGGCGATGTTGGGTCTAAAATCGTAGAGCTTGAGGTTCCAGCGAAAGAAATCGTGTGGGCGGGAACCTCTGCTGATGAGTGGCACTATGCTCCTCTTTCTGCTCGCGACAACACCGTTAAATCGGCTCATGAGGCTTTCGTAAAGGATGCCATTCGTGAGGGTAAAGAGGTTCCTGAAGAGGTTCTAAAGGACTACCCAGACCTTCGTGCTGCTGCCGACGTAGCCAAGCCCCCCGCCGCCAAGGTTGCTCGTGCCGCAACGGCAACAGCCAAAGGAGAGTCTTACTTTGACCCCGACAAGCTTTCCCAGCTTAAAAATCTGGTGGAGAAGCCTCGTCGGCAAGAAAACCTTATTTACATGTCTCCTGATGAGTTTTTGTCGTTAGCAGAACCGTTGAGCAAGCCAACCGCAGACAAGGCGGAGCGTGTTGCTGGCCTTCTGGAGCGCGGAGAGAAGTTTAACAGCGTCCCATATTTAAATCTGGATGAGTCTGGACAGATATTCAATCATGAAGGCCGCCATCGTGCGATGGCGCTGAAGAAGCTTGGCGTTGAAAAGATGCCTGTATATTTGCATTCCGATGATATTCGTTGGAACGAGCAGGTACTGGGTAAGGGTGATGCTTCTTACTATGTTGAGAATTTGCCGAAGCAGTTGATTGGCCAAGACGGTAAGACCAAAATCAAGTCACCTTTCCATACAGAGGGGCCAAACCGAGGCAAGCCTCTGCCCGAGTACTCTGCCGACGCACCCAAGCCCCCCGCCTCAGGACTCAGTGACTTCGAGCGTGCTCAGCTTGGAACCCAAAAAGAGGGAGCCAAGTACCCATTCATCACTGAGGAGAACTGGCCGATTCTTCGTGAGATGATTCTCGGCAAAAAGACCAAAAGCAGAAGCTACAAGCAGACGGAGACATTTGGTCCTCTTGACCCTGAGCTTACGGCATACACGCCAGGTGAGACCCTGAAGCTTCTTTCAAACCCGAAGATTGTAAATTTTCATAATAAGGTTTCTAACTACAAGATTCCTGATGAATACAAGACGGTTGTGTTTGTTCCGTGTGCCGCATCAAAGCCATGGGGTGCTGCTGCATGCAGCGGTAACTACTACCCAGCTTACAATAAGATTTTGAAGGGTGTTGAGTCTGGTGAGATTCCCGGCCCGGTTTTCTTCGCAACGATCAGTGAACCGCTGGGAATCGTTCCTATGGACATGTGGGACGATTTCCCGGCATACGATGTTCCCGGCTTGTTTGGCAATGATCCTCAGCGCACTGGAATGTTTACAGCGGACTGGAACAAGTCTCAGTTCGGTCAGCGATACATGATTCCTTTCGACAAAGAGGCCAAGGATAAGTCGATTGATATCTTGGGTGATGTTGTCGCTAAGTTTGTCGAGAACAATCAATCACCTGACCGTCGCTTCATCTCGTTTGTAGATGCGAAGGACATGGGCTCAACGACGCACTCGCTAATGCTGGAGCGCGCAGAAAAGACGTTGGATCAAGAAATCGTCCCGTCTAGCCTTCGGTTTGGAAAGACTGATCCTGAAGCATCTCGTCCCGGTGCAAAAGCCACATACGACCATATTAAAAAGATTTTGGTCGAGACGGATGCTGCCCGAACCCCCGCCTCCGAAGACGCTTTCGGTGCAAGATACGCAGGTGAGACTGCACAATACACTTTCACAGCCCCATCGAAGTTGCCCGAGACACCTGACGAGATTCAGGCGGCGTTTTCGGAAATGAACCGGATTCAGCGTGGCGCTCCAGAGTCAGCAATGGAGTCTTTTCAAATGAGGTTACCGGGTCAATCGCCTGCTGGCTATTTAGCTGAACATATTGGAGATCTCACGGCGCGGCTGGGTCACCGTGCATATGGTCCGGTATCTGAGAAGGTTCGTAATACGCATGGCGATTTGCTGACGGGCTTTGAGACGCCGCCTTTGAAAGATGTTTTGAGTGACAAAAGTTATCGCAAGAAGCTTTTGGATAAGGGTTACGAAAGATACTCTCAACTGGAGAGTTTACCGCCGAAGACTCGCGATGAGTATGTGAAGGAGTTTGACGAGTATCTGAGTAACTACGCCGATAAGCACCGAAACATCCCTGTTTACAATGAGGTTCAAAGGCTCGCGAATGACGCGGCTATTGCGCTTGGTGAGCAGCGATACACTGATGTTCGCGATTCTTTGGCTAAGCTTCAAAAGTACATTGATGAAGGCGAAGAACGATTCAAGGCCCGCATGTCATGGATTGAGCCAGAGTTTGCTCGTTTTCCGGGTGGCGAGACCCCCCCCGGCAAGGCAGTCAAAACAGAGTTGCCTGATTTCTCCGCTGAGTACAAAGAAGCGAAGGAAATGCAAGATTTGATTGAGCGTTTGTCGGCCAGTAAAAAAGCATCAGAGCAACAAGACTTTTTGGATGCAATACTTAAATCACACGAAGCCAAGCCCCCCGCCGCCTCAAAGCTTCCTGAAGAGGGCAACCCCAACCCAAGCGTGGCCGCACCAGTTGGTGGTCGTTTCTCGAATATAGATCAGATGCTGAGGTTTGGTGGGTTTGGAACACTTTCCAGAGAAAGGATTGCTACCAGGGAAGACGAAGAAGAAGGCAACCCATCAATTGAAAATGGATACGACCAATCGATTGACATCGGCCCCGTAGCTGACTTTAGTGCTCAAACGAACGAGAAGCAGGACAAAGCCGATGGGCTGTATGAAACGCTGCTTATGATTGAGGCTGAATATGGGAGCTTGTCTCCAGAGGACGCAGAGGGCAAGCGCGGCGAGGTTCTGGAGAACTGGTACTCGAAGACATCTGATGAGTACAAGGTTGCTCAGGATGATCTCGATCGGTCAGAATATGACCGCTACTTTATGGGTGGCGATTTTTATTACGACACTATTCCGGGTGGCGTTGAGAGATACGATGATTCTCGCGCATTCTCTGTACAGGCGCTTCGCGGCCCGAAGATTGTTATGGATATTCCGCTTCGTGAGGCTCAAGAGAATCAACAGCGTCAGAGATTTGCCGCCACTGTTGAGGCGGGTTCACCGATGGTTGATTTGTTTGGCAAATCTGGAATGATGAATCGTTATGTCTTTAATAAGGCAAAGCACTTTAATCATCCTGTACAATCAGTTCAGTTGAACTTTTCAGAAAAAGAATCACTGAAAAAAGATATTGCTAATGTTGAAGATTTGCATGAGTCAGGTTTGATATCATTCTTGTTATACAAAGAGTTGATTGGTGACGTAACGTTACTTTAGGGGATTTAATGGCCAGAAACATTTCATATGACGATGCTGTTCTGTTGGGCCGTCTTACTCTTTTGATGGGTAAAGAGGACATGTCTTCACGGGAGGTGGATTCTGTGAATGATATGCTCAAGCAGATCAATAAGAGTCCAAACCGCGACGAACTTCAGTCAATGCTACGCGATTCTTTGAAAGGAACTTCTGCAGAATTTCGTGATTTTTATGGCGAAACAACGTTTCCTGGATCAAGTCGGTATGTGTCTCCTGAAAATCCAGAACCTGTTTATGGCCAACTGGATCGGCAGATGAAGCAAAAAGCGGAAGACGCGATGATCGATCGTGAAGTTCAGTTCCAACCATCGATGCCCATGGAGGGCGAACAGTCTTTGTATCAACCAAGCGATATTAACAAATATCTTGGATATGTCGGGATGGCTTCCTCAATGGATCCGACTATGGAGGACCGAGAAAAGGTCTCTGTTGGCGGTCAGACCTACATGCTTCCGAGTGACCCAGTCGCACGAGAAAGATATCGAAAGTCTTTGATGCAGCAACAAGCTCAAAAAGATGCAGCCATGGCGGGAAGACGGCCCGTAATTTCATCCTCGCCAAGAATTGATGCTATTACACAGTCATCGATGTTTGCTGACATGCGTAGCCGTCCCGCATATGACCAAGGGTTTAGAAAGGGCCTTGACGCTACCGAAAATACTGGAATGATGACAATGGACGATGTTCGCGGATCTGGTGATAAAGCTGAACGTTTTCGATCGACTGCTCTCGATAGGCTTCAATCTGTTCGATTCAAAGAAGACCCTGAACTGATTTATCAGCTTGGGTATCTTGAGGCTCTTGAGTCTGCAGAGCAAAAAATGATGGATGAGGATCGGAAATTCTTAGAAGAGGGAATTTCGTTTACTACATCTCCAGAAGACATCATTGAAGAACCGGGACGTTAGTATGGACTCAGAAGCAAAAAGACGCATGGAAGCCCTTTCGAAAGCCAAGGGGGTTTTAAAAAAGCGATATCGAAACCCTCCGATGCAGAACAAAAGCCTTGCTCAAAACGTTGAGTCAGAGATTGGACCGCCGTCTCCTCCTACTGCTGGTGATCGAGAGCGAGCAACAGAGTCCTTGAAGCTGTTTCTTAATCGTAAAGGTCTAGACGGTCTTCCTCGTTTGAGCGAGAGGAGTCGACCAGCCGTGGGTAACCCGAAAGAAGACTTGAAAGAAATTTCCGGCCAATTGACTAAAGCGTCTAAGATGCATGCTCGCCAGTCAGATCGTGTCGGCAAAATCGCTAAGAAGCTGAAGTAGCCATGGCCCAGTCTGCAGACGCATTGTTGAAAGGTGGCATGAAAACCAACAAGCCTCGTCGAATCCGAAAAGGCGAACCCGGATACGGCAAGAAGAAGTTTGTTGTTGTTGCCAGCGCGGGCGGTAAGAAGAAGGTCATTCGTTTTGGCGATGCAAAGATGGCGATTAGACGTGACAACCCCAAGGCTCGAAAGAACTTTAGGTCTCGTCATGGTTGCGACAAGTCTGGGGCAAAAAACAAGCTGACTGCAAAGTACTGGTCCTGCTATCAATGGCGCGCTGGTTCGAAGGTGAAGGGGTAATGCACGAAAACTTTTTGATGCGAAACATGCGAGAAACCGGTCAGCCGGATGCGTGCCCTCGTGCGACAAAAGATCTTGAGTTGAACCTTCAGAATCGCCAGGATGCAATCGATACAAAGATGTACGGCCCAGCGAATCCTCAGCTTGATCAGTCGGGTAGAAACCAATCGTTTTGGCAGCAGTATGCGGACAAGTTCAAAGACACCATTGAGAATGTCATGAACATGCGCTGCGGCAACTGTTCTTTCTTTGATCGTTCTCCGAACATTTTGGAGTGCATTCAAGAAGGAATTGGAAACGAGGCAGACCCGGAGATGGCTGTAGAGGCTGGAGAGTTGGGATATTGCCAAGCTTTGGATTTTAAATGTGCCTCAATGCGCGTGTGCGTGGTTTGGGCTGGGAGGGTCTGATGTTTTTTTATGATCATGCAATGAGCCGCGATGACTTTATGGATCACCACCATGAACCAGAGCCAATGGGTGAAATTGATATGATGGACGGCTTGCGCGCCATGGCTTTGTTCAAGCGCAACCCTGGTCCCCTTGACCCCATGGACATCAGCCAAGACGTAAAGGAGGAGCTTTCAACAGCCCCTACAGCCTTTATGGAGCTTTGTGCCGATGGGTTTATCTCTGATGGGCTAAAGCGAGAGATTGAGCAGATGATCAAAGATCGCACCTTTTACAGCGATCAAACTGAAAGTCGGCTTCCAAGTAGCTTCATGCTGACTTTTACTGGGCCTGAAGTTCACATGAGGGACGGATATTCGTACCAATATGAATACGGCAACCCAAAAAAAAAGAACATCCCCACGAACCCAAAGCTGTACGCCCGAGTAAAGGCAGAGGCCAAGCGTAAGTTTGATGTGTACCCCAGCGCTTACGCAAACGCATGGCTCGTACGCGAGTACAAGAAGCGTGGCGGCGGCTACCGGAAGGGGTAGTCATGTCTCTCACTGAGTGGTTTGGTAAGGGCAAGAAGGGCGACTGGGTCGACATCTGTGCTCCTAAGTCTGGC